TTATTAACAGCACCAATGGTATAGAAATGCCCATGAGCTTGATCAGTGTTAAAGAAAGCAAAGCAGGAAGTTTTGTACAGGTTGTTCCAGAATATCATAAACTTAAAAACAAATATCAATTGATGTGGGACCAAAAAGATTGCGAAGGCTACTTAAAGACCAGTGCGGTAATCGCAGCCTATGTGGACCAATCAATCAGCACTAACACATTCTACAACCCAGCGCACTTCGCGGATCGCAAAGTGCCAACTACGTTGATTGCTAAGAATTTAATGCAGTCACACATGTGGGGCTTAAAAACTTTCTATTATAGCTTGATTAATAAAGCAGGCAGTAAGATGGCCGCCGAAATTGCGCCAACAATGTTAGAACCTATTAACTTTGATGACGAAGAAGATTGTGAAGCGTGTAAGTTATAAGGAATCGATATGTTAAAAGATAGAAGAGTATTATTAGAACGCGATCTCAAAGAAGCGCATGACCGTGCCTCAAATATGTATTTGGACATTGTTACCAATGACGGTGATGTTCATAGCATAGAGTATCAACAGTTAAGGGATCAAATTTCTAAGTTGGAGTTTGATCTCAATATGGTTAATCAATTAATTCACAAAGGACATGAATAAGTGTTAGAAACTATATGTGACATAATGGTAGACGCTTACAAGCGCAATTGGATTACCAGCCGTGATGGTAATGTTAGCATACGACATCACGACCGTGACCACTTTTACATTACACCAAGTGGTGTGCGTAAACAAACTCTACAGCCAGATCAGTTTAAGAAGATTGGCATTGAGACGGGATACTATGATCAACCCCCTCGACTGTATCACGCAATCAAAGAGTTAGACTATACTGAAATCAGTGCCAACCTAAAGCCCAGCGGAGAGTTGCCACTGCACTTTGGCCTACAACGAGAAATGGGTCAGCACACTGGTGAAGTTCGTGTGGTAGTACATGTTCATCCCACATACTGTATTGCCGCAATGCATGCCGGTATTGATTTGAGCACAGTCAGTGCAGCCTTTCCAGAACTTAATCGCTATACTCGAGTAGCGCCCAATGTGGGCGATGTGCCTCCTATTAGTCAAGAGCTTGCGGACCAGTGCCACAAGCAATTGCAATTAGATACTGCTGGCAATATTGCCTACGACATTGTAGGCATCAAAGGACACGGAGTAGTTGCCATTGACACAAGCCCGTGGCGTGCCTATGAACACATAGAAAGATTAGAACATATTTGTAAGATAGTACTTGCATCGGGAAAATATTAGGAGATAATATGAAAAAATTAATTACAATTTTATTAGTAAGCGTCTTGGCTTTTGCCAGCATAAGTGCAGAAGCCAGTAAACGCATGAGCGGCGGAAAAAGTGTAGGACAACAAAGTTCTAACGTGTCCAAAAAACAAGCCGCACCTCCTGCACAAGCAACACCGCCAATGGCAGCACCTGCACCGAGAGCACCGTGGGGTGCCATGTTGGGTGGTTTGGCAGCAGGGCTTGGCTTGGCATGGCTGGCCAGCAGTTTGGGCATGGGAGAGGCATTTGGTAATATCTTGATGGCGCTGTTGATTGGCGCTGTGGTATTAGGAGCAATAGGTTGGTTCATGCGTAAACGTATGAACACAAGCAATGAAAATAATCTTGCTTATCAAGGCAACAATGCCCCATCCTCAAATATGTTTAATCCTTACAACCAACCCACACGATTCTCCAGTGGTAGCATGATTGGATCAGCTTTGGCCACAACTACTACGTGGACAATTCCTACAGATTTTGATGTAGTGGGTTTTGAATCAGCCGCTAAACAGAACTTTACACTGTTGCAAGGTGCATGGGATCGTGCAGATGTTGCCACTCTTGGAAACATGATGACTAACGATATGTTGAAAGAAATACAACAACAATTAACAGCTCGTGATGCCGGCCAAGAGTACAGAACAGCAGTGATATCATTGACAGTAAAATTGTTGGGCATAGAAGAAAATACAACCGATTACATAGCCAGTGTAGAATTTACTGGTTCAATCCAAGACACAGTAGGTGCAGAGCCAGAATCATTTGAAGAAGTTTGGAACATGACCAAATCAAAATCCGCTGGCGGCTGGGTATTAGCCGGAATACAAACTAACTAAAAGAACAAAATAAAATGTCAAAACAACAATACAACTTACACACAAAAACAGATTACTTAAATCGCAAGATGTTCCTAGACCCAGCCGGCCCAGTAACTATACAACGCTTTGAAGAAGTTAAATACAAAAAGATTGCGGACTTTGATAGTACTGCCCGTGGATTCTTTTGGCAACCCGAAGAGATTAGTCTTAGCAAAGACGCAAACGATTTTAAGGATGCAAGTGATGCCGTTAAACATATTTTTACTAGCAACCTACTACGTCAAACAGCACTTGATAGTTTGCAAGGTAGAGGGCCAACACAGGTGTTTACTCCTGTGTGTTCACTGCCCGAACTTGAAGCCTTGATGTACAACTGGGGCTTCTTTGAAACTAACATTCACAGCAAGAGCTACAGTCACATCATACGCAACATCTATAATGTACCCAAGGATGTGTTTAACACAATTCATGACACTAAGGAAATTGTAGACATGGCTTCAAGTGTGGGCAAATACTATGATGAACTACACAAGATCAACTGTCAAAAAGAATTGGGCCAAGCAGTCACTGAACAAGAACATGTTAGAGCAGTTTACATGGCCTTACACGCCAGCTACGCATTGGAAGCATTCCGTTTCATGGTGTCATTTGCCACCAGCTTGGCCATGGTAGAGAACAAGATTTTTATTGGTAACGGCAACATCATCAGTTTGATCCTGCAAGACGAACTGTTACACAAAGGCTGGACTGCTTACATTATCAATCAAGTGGTCAAAGAAGACGTTAGGTTTGCTACAGCCGCAAAAGAGTGTGAACGCGAAGTGTATGCTTTATATCTAGATGTGATCCGTGAAGAAAAAGAGTGGGCAGACTATTTGTTTAACAAAGGCCCAGTTATTGGTCTCAACGCTAACATTCTTAAAGACTTTGTTGACTATACTGCTGTGGGCGCACTTAAAGATATTGGTATCAAGTATAATCAACCTGCTCCTAAGAGCACACCAATTCCTTGGTTCAACAAACATAGTGATACTAGCAAGAAGCAAACAGCCTTACAAGAAAACGAAAGCACTAACTATGTTATTGGAGTCATGGGAGAAGGCATCGACTATGATGCGCTACCAGCATTATAAAAATAAAAGGAAATTAAAATGGCAAAATTACACGAAGAAGTAGTTGTACTTAAATTAAGTAAACTGGTTAAAGAAAAAGACGGAGCAGATTTGATGCTGGCCGACGACGAGTTTTGTTCAGCTATCGAACAAGTGGCTCAAGAGCTTGCAGGCGCAGGTATCATTGTGGAAGTGGAAAGAGCATGATGAAAGCAACTGTATGGAGCAAACATCACTGTCCTTACTGTGATCAAGCTAAGGCACTGTTGACGCAACGAGGATACATCATTGAGGAAAAGAAGATCGGAGATGGGTTTACTCGAGAACAATTATTAGAAGCAGTGCCCTCAGCACGAACAGTTCCGCAGATTTTTATTGACAAACAATTAATCGGCGGATTTACAGAACTCAAACAACATTTAGAAAAGGTATAACATGTTAATTTCGAAAGGCGTAACAGAAGGCGAAGTGGTCACACTTAAACTGACCAGTGGAGAGGAGATTGTGGCCAAACTGATAGAAGACGGTGCTGTATATTACAAGCTGAAGAATCCTCAGGTAATTGGCATGGGACCGAAAGGCCCTGGTCTAATGCCCTACCTGTTTACGGTTAGTCCTGATAGAGAAATCAAATTGGCCAAAGCTACAGTAACAGTAGCAGAACCAACTGACAAACAGTTTGCTAATCAATTTATTGAAAGCACCACGGGCATTGCCCTGGCTTAAATACTAGTTTAAGGATATCATATGGCAATCACAATAACAAACCCAGATTCAAGGCCTGTAGTTTCTGCTG